TATAGTGATGGCGTTCAAAAACGTATTGCTAAATTAACTCGAAAAATGCGTGAAGCAGAAAGACAAAAAGAAGAAGCAATTTCATTTGCTGAAAGTGAAAAAAAAGCGAAAGAGGATTTACAAAATCGTTTTTCCAAACTTGATAAATCTTATGTGAACGAATTCGAAAGTAGAGTTACTACGAATATGGAAGCAGCAAGATCTGCATTAAGAACTGCGATAGAAGCGCAGGATGTTGATGCACAAGTAAAAGCACAAGAGCAAATAGCAACTCTAACTGCAGATGCAGCTAGATTAGCTTCTTTGAAAACATTGAAAGACGAAGAACCATCTAAAGAAGTCAATGTTACTCCACAAAGAACGGAGAAACAGGCTAAAATAGATCCTAGAGCAGATGCTTGGGCTTCTAGAAACAGTTGGTTTGGTAACGACACTGCAATGACTTACACTGCTTTTGACGTTCATAAAAAACTAGTCGAGAAGGAAGGTTATGACCCACAATCCGACGAATATTATGAGGAAATTGATAAAAGAATGAGACTTGAATTTCCACAGAAATTTGATAAGATAGAGGGTAATACTACAGAAAAAGCAAGACCTGCTCAAACTGTAGCTTCAGCCAGACGTCCAGCTCAAACAGGACGCAAAAAGACTGTGAGACTCACTCCATCACAAGTAGCAATCGCTAAAAGATTGGGAGTGCCACTCGAAGAGTACGCAAAACAATTAACCGTGAAGGAGGTATAAGCGTATGGAAAATGATAAAATAAAAACTTCTCACGCGAGTCAAACAAGAGAAAAGGAAAAAAAACCTACTACTTGGACTCCACCGTCATCTTTAGATGCACCGCCTGCGCCTGATGGATTCAGACACAGATGGATTAGAGCCGAGAGCATGGGCTTTGACGATACAAAGAACATGGCCGGCAAAATTAGATCAGGATGGGAGCTTGTAAGAGCTGAAGAATATCCAGGATCTGAATATCCAGTTCTGAAAGAAGGAAAATACGCAGGAGTCATTGGAGTTGGTGGCCTAGTGCTCGCTAGGATATCTGAGGAGCTCGCAAAATCTCGTGAAGAATACTTTAGAAGACAAACTAGAGAAAAAGACGAGGCAGTTAATAACGATCTCATGAAGGAAGAGCATAAAAGTATGCCTATCAGTAGTGATAGACAAACTCGTGTAACCTTCGGTGGTACAAAGAAGTAGTTAATCTTTTAACGATTCTTAAATCACTGATTTAAATTAATGGAGAAAAAAAACTATGGCTAACGCTAACGGACAAGGATTCGGATTAAGACCGGCTATGAGAGTAGGAAACACACCTGCTATTCAAGGTCAGTCAAAATACGAGATCGATGCTGGTGAAGCAAATGCTATTTATAATGGAGAGCCTGTAAAAGTCGATATAAGCGCCTCAACAGGTGGATATATCGTAACAGCCGCTGCGGGAACTGCAATGGTTGGAACTTTAAATGGTGTAACATTTACGGATGCTACAACTTTAAAACCAACTTTCGCAAATTTCTACAAAGGCGGAGTAACTCCAGCAAATAGTGAAGACATCACTGCATTCGTGAATGATGATCCTTTTCAAGAATACATCATTGCAACAGACGCTACACTGGGAGGCACATTAGCATTAAGAAAATCTAAAGTTGGATTAACTTATGCAACAACTGCTTCAGCCGGTGACGACACAAACGGACGATCTTCTTTAAGACTAGGCATCTCAACTGCAGCAACAACTGCAAAACAATTGAGAATGGTTAGAATTGCAGAGGACGTTGAAAACCAAGATCAAACAGCTGCGAACTGTTCAGTTATCGTAAAAGTTAACTTGCATCAGTACTTAGTTGGATCTTTAGCAACAGGCATATAATAGGAGAATAAATTATGGCAATATCAAGACAACAACTAGTTAAAGAACTAGAGCCAGGTTTAAATGCACTATTTGGCCTGGAGTACAAAAGATACGATAACGAGCACGCTGAAATCTACGACACAGAAAACAGTGACAGAGCTTTTGAAGAAGAAGTAATGTTATCTGGTTTCGGAAATGCGCAGACTAAAGCAGAAGGATCTGGTGTATCATTCGACGATGCACAAGAGACTTTCACATCTCGTTACCAACACGAAACAATAGCTCTTGCATTCGCTATCACAGAAGAAGCGATCGAAGACAACTTGTATGACAGACTTGCGTCTAGATATACAAAAGCATTAGCAAGATCGATGGCAAACACTAAACAAGTGAAAGCTGCCGCGGTACTTAACAATGCATTCGATGCTAACTTCAAAGGTGGAGATAGCAAAGAGTTATGCGCAACTGACCACCCAACTCTATCTGGAAGTTTTGCAAATGAGTTAGCAACATCTGCTGACTTAAACGAAACTTCATTAGAGCAATCAATGATCGACATCGCTGCAATGACAGACGAGAGAGGTATGAAGATTGCTGCTAGAGGCGTAAAAATGATCATTCCAAGTGAATTACAATTCACAGCGGAAAGATTAATGAAGTCTCAAGGTAGAACTGGTACAGCTGACAATGATATCAATGCAATCGCATCAATGGGAATGATTCCTCAAGGATACACAATTAATCATTTCTTAACTGATAGTGATGCATTCTTTATCAAGACAGACGTGCCTAACGGTTTGAAGATGTTCGTAAGAGCACCTATCAAAACTGCTATGGAAGGTGACTTCGATACTGGAAACGTTAGATACAAAGCTAGAGAGAGATATTCATTTGGATTCTCAGACCCTAGAGGTATCTTCGGATCACCAGGAGCGTAATCGTAACTAATTTAATGGGGCGCCCTAAAAGCGCCCCATTTTCAAGACAAAAGGTAAAACCATGAAGAATTTCAGAGTACAGATCAGAGCGTATGGCTATCATGCAGATTTTCATTTAACTTGTGAAGATGATGATAAAGCATTTGAAAACGCACTAGTTGACAAACTAGGGAAAAATGATATAGTCTGGGAAAAAGATGGATTTACTAGTAAATCCAAATTATGGTTAACCTATGAGGAGGTTATAAATGACAGTTCAAGAGCTTTACACAAAGAAGAGGGAGCTAGAACTTGACTGGTCGCAGCACTATAATCAGGAGAAAAGATACACTCTTGATATGGTGAGAATTGATGACAGAATCAAACAAGTCATCAGTAACATTAAATTGGCTGAAGCTAAAGAAGCTCAACAAGTTAATAGAATAGAGGATGCTGCACCGGACGTTTCAGTAGCTACGTAATAAAAGGCTACATTTCAGAAAGACAACTTTCATTACAGGATCTCTTGCACTCTATACAAAATAAGAGTATATTCTTGACACTGTATAATTAAAAGAACATAGACGAGTACAGTCGACGGCCTAGAGACTATGTTCGCAAAACTAGGAGGATATAAACATGGCAAATACTACATTTAAAGGACCAGTAACTTCCCTTAATGGATTTATTGGTGGACCAAATAAAAACGCAGGTGATACGCAACAAGGTGGAAAAAACACTTATTCGTTTGCGAGCACTTCAACAGTTACAGATGGAGTTAACACTCTAGACGCAGCTGAAAACGAAGGCGTTTTAATTTATGTCGATAATGGAGCTGCTGGCGCTGCTATCTATGCTTTTTCAGATGGAACAAACTGGAAAAGAGTGGACACAGCTGGAAACATAGCAAGTTCATAATAATTATGTGGGTGAGAAAACTCGAGACTTTTTGATCTTGATACTCACCCGCACCACAAGGAGATAAAATATGGCAGGCGGCGGATCATTTTCAAGCGACCAAAAATTTACAACACTAACAGGTGACGGTAGTTTTAAAACAATTACTGGAGGCTCAGTTAATTTAGGTCCTTGTAGAGTTACATATATAACAGCACATGGAGTTGCAGATTCTATTGTAAAGTTACATGATGGATCAGACGCTTCAGGATCTTTAGAGTTTCAATCTAAATTTGGAACAGAAGGTTTAGATGTTTTTGTACCTGGAAGTGGAATAAGATTTAAACAAGGAGTTTTTTTAGATTTAACTAATACAGACTCTGTAACTATAGGATATACGGGATAATGAAATCAGACGTAAAAGCAATTAGAAAAACGGATGCTACATCAGTCTTTGGAGGCAGAACAAGATTAAGAGGAATTATTCTTGCTTCAACTGGATCAGCAGGTTCAGTAACTTTACAAGACGGTAACTC